ATCTGCTATACTGTATAGATGCTTGACATCCTTGCGTATCTACCTGCAAAAAGAAAACCCACGCCATCTGGTTGGTTGAGTTTCAACGCGGTTTGTTGTCAGCATAACGGCAGCACTCGAGACACAAGAGGCCGCGGCGGACTTAAAGCTACCGAAGCAGGTTGGAGCTATCACTGTTTCAATTGCGCCTACACAGCCAGCTTTATTATGGGGCGTACACTGAGTGTGAAAGCTCGTAGACTGCTTGGATGGATGGGTGTTCCAGACAACGAAATTGAAATGCTTAATCTTGAAAGTCTGCGGCATCGCAGCATACATGGCATACTAGAAGATCGACAACAGGCCTGGAACCAATTGGCTGGTATTGCATTTGAAGAACGGGACTTGCCACCACATGCTGAGTTGTTGATGCCCGAACATGGACCATATTGGGACTATGTGCGTAGTAGACATGTGCCCGAAGACTTTCCTGCCATGGTACAGATAGAGAATGATGGTGTTCATTGGACACGCCCGCATGTGGTCATACCATTCACATACGAAAACAAAATTGTAGGTTACACCTGCAGATTTTTAGACAACAAGCAACCCAAGTTTATTTCAGACAGCCAGCCGGGTTATGTGTTTGGAACGGACTTACAGCATAAAAATTGGACCAATGTGATTGTGACAGAAGGCATCTTTGATGCATTGAGTATTGGTGGTGTGGCTGTGATGCACAATACCATAAGTGACGCACAGGCTCGACTGATACGCAACTTGGGACGAGACATAACTGTAGTGCCTGATCAAGATCTAGCAGGCATAGAACTGGTGGATCGTGCTGTGGAACTTGGATGGGCGGTAAGTATACCCGAGTGGCCAGAAGGCTGCAAAGATGTTAATGATGCTGTGATTGTGTTAGGGCGTGTGGGCACCTTGCTAACTATTATGGCAGCCAGAGAAACCAGTAAAATCAAAATAGAACTAAGGAAAAAACAACTTGTTAAAAGAATACGGACTTGACGTTCAACGTTTATTTCTAGAAATGATGTTGGAGGATGCACAAAGTTATGTGCGTGTTCAAAATATCTACAACCCACAGAACTTTGACAAAAGTTTGAGACCTGCGGCTGAGTTCATTAAAGAACATTCTGACAAGCACAAGACCCTGCCGGAGCGCACACAGATTTCTGCTACCACTGGCGTTAAACTGCAATCAGTGCCGGACCTGAACGAAGGTCACTTTGACTGGTTCATGGGCGAGTTTGAAGCATTTACTCGGCGCCAGGAACTAGAACGTGCTATTTTAAAAGCCGCAGACTTACTTGAAAAAGGTGAATATGATCCTGTTGAAAAACTCATCAAGGATGCAGTACAGATATCACTTACCAAGGACATGGGCACAGACTACTTTGCTGATCCTAAGGCTCGCATTGAGAAATACTTTAACTCGGGCGGGCAAGTAAGCACAGGATGGCCACAACTGGATAGATTGTTGTATGGCGGATTCAGTCGCGGCGAACTCAACATTTTTGCAGGCGGCTCAGGATCAGGCAAGAGCTTGGTCATGATGAACATTGCGCTTAACTGGCTACAGCAAGGAATTAGCGGTGTGTACATTACACTAGAACTTTCAGAAGAGCTTACTAGTTTGAGAACAGATGCCATGTTGACCAACATGAGCACCAAAGACATTCGCAAGGACATAGACACTACAGAGCTCAAAGTCAAGCTGGTGGCCAAAAAGTCAGGCAACTATCAAGTAAAAGGCCTGCCCGCACAATCAAACATCAATGACATTCGTGCTTATTTGAAAGAGTATCAAATTCAAACAGGCAAGAAGGTAGACTTTGTGATGATTGATTACTTGGACTTGTTGATGCCTGTGAGTGCAAAAGTTTCGCCAAATGACTTGTTTGTGAAGGACAAGTATGTTTCAGAAGAACTGCGTAACTTGGCCAAAGAACTGGGCATCTTGATGGTAACTGCGTCACAGTTGAATCGATCAGCTGTGGAAGAAATTGAATTTGATCACTCGCATATTTCGGGTGGTATTTCCAAGATCAACACAGCAGATAACGTGTTTGGTATCTTTACAAGTCGTGCAATGAAAGAGCGCGGCAAGTATCAGATCCAGTGTATGAAGAGTCGAAGTTCGACCGGCGTTGGTCAAAAGATTGATTTGGAGTACAACATTGAAACTATGCGCATTACTGATGAAGGTGGGGATGATAGCGAAAACGGGTTTAGTAAAAAGCCCAGTACAAGTATCATGGACTCGATCAAAGCAAAAAGCCTGGTTAGTGCAGCCGCAGACGATGCCAAGTCTGTACCTTGGGAACGACCACAAGCTCGAGAAGGTTTTGATTTAGAAGCGCCAAAAGTCACAGCCGATGTACAAAGCGCCAAGCTCAAGCAGTTGTTGGGCAAAATCAAAACATCATAACATGTCCGAGTTTTGTAGACATTTAACCAATGGATTGGTTTATAATAATAACACTACTACGTTTACCATGTCTCCGTGTTGTTTTTTTGCTGAAGAGAACAGCGTAGACCCAGATAAAGATTTGTCAAAGCAATTAACAACTCATAGGATGCATTGGGTAGATGCAAAGGTTGATACTTCTTGTAAAATTTGTATTGACGCTGAATCTAGAGGAGCACACAGTTTTCGACTAGCATCGTTTGACACTATAACAGGGGCCAACAACAAACTAGAATTTTTAACAGTAGCAGTAAACAAAAAGTGCAATCTAGCTTGTCCATCGTGTAACTCAGGATCAAGCAGTTTTTGGTACCAAGAAAATCTTAGAAATAATGTACTACAACCAGTACAGATTCATCAACTTCATAACGATGATCGTCAAGGTGTTACTACTGACAAGTTTATTAGTTTGTTATCCGATCAAGATCTAACTGAATTAAAATATATTAAATTTGGTGGTGGCGAGCCGTTAATGACAGACACACACACAAAAGTTATGTCGTTAGTTCCCAATCCTAGTAATGTAACTATACAGTATACTAGTAATTTTAGTATCATGCCAACTCAATCAATAATGGCAATTTGGGAAAAGTTCAAGTTAGTCAAATGGATTGCAAGCCTTGACGGTGTTAATGAACAATTTAGTTTTCTACGTTGGCCATACCGTTGGGAAAAATTAGAAGAATTTGCAAATAGTGCTATAAACACAGTTCCTGGCAATGTTATGTTCGGAGTCGAGCATACTATAAATCCTCTAAACATATTTTATTTTGATCAGTTTGAAATTTGGTTTAACAAACATCTTGGATCTAATAGATACGGTGACAAATCAGATTTTAATGTGCATTTGTGCACCGGAACACTTGGCCTAGAGCACACACCACCAGAATTGCGTAACAAAATAAAAGCCAAATATGGTAATACCCATCAGGTAACAATTGCTCTCAATCAAAAACCATATTCGGGTAACACCGCAAAACTAGTGCAATACCTTGATCAACTTGATTTTCAACGAGGAACAAATTGGAGACAATTATTTCCAGAGGTGCAAGAGTATTTTAATGCTTAATTTGATTTGTTTTCCGCACTATACCTGTGGTGGCCTGTTATGTGACATAATGACAGGGTTGTTTTCTCCAATAGGTACTAACGGCGGGATTGATAGCATACATCATAGTGTAGGCAAAATTGGTGATACAAGCACAGTAATGCTTGATTACGATGCAGATAAGTTTATGCAAAAAGTGTCTTTAATGGACACCAAAAATGATACCTGGATTGGGACACATTGCTGGCCGGGCCAGTTGCCGTTAGATAACTTTAACAAAATATTGATAGTTACAACAACAACATTTAAAAGTAAAATTTATAGATGGGCAAGAGTACATCATCATTATTTTTTACCTACTTGGAAAAACTTATCTGGAATAGATTTAGTTGACAAATCTAGAGAAACTGCAAAAAACTATTTGATCCCATTTCAACCAGTACTCGACAAACCCAATGTGTTAAATGTTGAATTTGCAGATGTTGTAGAAACTACACCAGAGTTTTATCATGCTATTGACTATCGAGAATCTGCTGACCACATGGCACGATGGAAAGAAGTAAACTATTTTTTGTACACTGAAAATTTTTGGAAAAGCCAAGCAGTTGATCAATTCTACCAAGCTGAGTTAGAAATCAATCTTGGTAGATATTATAGATACATTTAAGAGTTGACAACTTTGATAACAGCAAAGTTTAACACAATGGCTTCACCTAGTGACCCAGCGTTCATGTTACCCACACTAATTCTGCATGACCCAGCTGCCACAGCGTCTACTTGAACGTTGTATGCACCGGCAGTCGCGCCAGACGAAATACAAACATATACTACGTCAGTGGCAGCAATAACGCTGTTAGTTAATGTAAAGCTGACTTCTGCTGCCGCAGCCAATGCAGCATTGTTCATGGTGATTTGTCCACAACGTTTGTTGAGTGTTACACTAGTTGCTTTACTGGTGGCCTGTGTGACAGCGCCGCCGGTGCCGGTGCTGTATCCCACAGCAGATCCTGCGCTGCCCAGCAATGGGCGATTTAGATCGTAAACAGTTACAGTTGTGCCGCCGTCTGTGGTTGTGAATTGAAATTGATAAGTTCCTGTAGCGTCAAATGTGATCACGTTTGAACTGATGCCTTGAATACCAATAATACCCAGGGTCACAGCAGCCGGCAATGTAACAGTGTATGCTGTGTTGGTAATGTTAATGGCCAGCTGTACTATACCAGCACTGCCGCTGGTTGGAAAATTGCTGAAGTTCAAACTGATACTGCCAGTTGTGCTGACGTATTGATATTGTCCTGCAGAATAATCCACGCTGACTGAACCAGAAGTTGTGGTAATTGGCACATAGGTGTAGCTGACATCTTGCAATTTTACAGCATAAATGAGATTGTCGTTCATGTTGTTGTCAAGTGTGGCACCAGTTAGTGCAGATTTAAAAACTGCGTTGGTTTGTAATGCAGTTATTTCGTCTGCTGCATATTGAAAATTAGTGCTAGTGTTTGTGAAATTATCCCGGAACCCTTGTGTGTTGTTGGGAACGCCGGCTACTGGATAGTTTCCGTCGATGTTGTTAGGGTTGATTTGACTGGTCATTGCGAATCCTTGATTGTTATAGATATTTATTGCTAACCAGATTTCGCTAAATAATCCAAAGGTCCCCGAGCAAATGCAAAAGAAAACTCGTAGCTTGTTAGAAGAATTGGATTCCATGTATGTGGAACGCGATCGTCGTCTAATAATTGAAAATAGAGCCAACAATGTGATAGAATCTGCTATTCGTTTGCTAGAGCAAATTGAATCAGAATACACTGCTGATCAGGCTGAAAATCTCACTAGAAAATTGCTCAATGCCATACGTCTTAAAGATTCCACAAAGTTTGCCAGATCTGTAAGGAGAACTCATGCAGATATATGAAATTACCAATGGCCGCCGCATGAAAGAAGCTTTTGCTCCTGGCAGCGCCGGTGCACAGACCAGTTCTTTTTTGGGTGGTGTTGGCAAAAATCTAGCCAAGGCCATGATTCCTGCTGGTGGTAATACAGGTCCTGAAAACCAGTACACTGGTACTATGGTTGCCCCGGGACAAGAAGGAGGTGCCGCTGCCGCTGCTTCAGCACCTGCTGTGGCTGCATTGGCCAAAACTCTGCAGGCACAGTGGTCGGACACAGTGACACAAATGATGCAACAGGCCAAAAATCCCGCAACTGGCCGAGCTGGAGTTCAAAGCATCAAGGACATTCAGCCAATTGAAATGGAACGAGCCCTGGTCAATTTGATAAACACTAACCTTCAAAGAATGAATCGAACACTTAAGGACTATAAAGATGCTGCCAGCCAAGTGGACCAGGATGCCAACCAAGGACAATTACGAAACATGGTTGGAGACATGAGCGCAAACATTGACAAGGCCATTGATGCAATGTTGGTAACGGAACCCACTAGAACTAATGGAAAAAAATTAGCTGACCTTTGGGGCAGTATTGCCAAAATGAGCTATGGTATTGCTAACGAAGTTGAATTCAATCCAGTTTCTGGAAAAGCCGCAGCCGCAGCAAACACAAACGCAAACACAGATCCAAATGCAGCTGACCCGCAGTTGGCACAAGCAGCGCAACGAGCTGGCCTCACAGCTCAACAACTGAGGATCACTACCAAAGTTCCTCAGCAACGTGATCCAGCCGTAAACAAGGTGCTGGCCAGTATGGGTCTGTTGCAAGGCGCACCACAGCAACAGCAAAAACAAATGGCCGTGGCTGAGGCAAAAAAATGAGACTACTAGAAGGCGGCAATGTATTCAAAGATTCTGATGGTCGACCACTCACTGGGCGTATCAATCAAAGCGATGTAGCAGCCACAGTGCAATGGTTGGAAACACTCACAGGCTTGGAATTTCCACGCGAACGTTGGCTGGGCTCAACTGGTCGTAAGCCCACATCAGGTGACATGGACATGGCAGTAGATGCCAGTGAGATATCCAAAGAACAATTGGCAGCAAAACTAACACAATGGGCAACCAGTCACGGTGAAGATCCCAAAGCCTGGGTAAAGAAAAGCGGCGAAGTACACTTACGCACACCCATTAATGGTCGGCCAGAAAATGGCTATGTGCAAACAGACTTCATGTTCTTTCCCAACTTGGATTGGGGACAGTTTTACTATGGCGGCTCGGAAGATTCTGCCTACAAAGGCATGAACCGCAATGTGCTAATGAGTTCAATTGCCAAACAACAGGGACTCAAAGTGGGTGCCAATGGCATGTTCAGTCGCACCACAAACCAACTGGTAGATGGTGGCATGGATCCCGACTATGTTGCAAAAACTTTATTGGGACCACGTGCCACTAGAGAGAATCTTAAAAATGTTGAAAGCATTTATGCTGCTCTAGCCGGGGACAAAAATCGAGATGCCAAGCTGGCGGACTTCCGTGAATACCTGGGCCGCGAAGGACTACAAGAGCCAGGTGCTGTGAATGAAAACACTGAAGTGAATTTTCTAGCCAAGTTGCGCGACAGAATTGTAAATCAAGGCATGACGCCATTGATTGAAACAGAAGCAGCCAACCCATATCAAATTTACGAAGCAGAAGAACCTGGCGTGGGCGGCAGAGCCAAAGGCATTGAACACTTGGAAGATCTTGTGTTTCGCAAAGGATCACGTGGTGTGGATGAAGCATTGGCCATTATCCAACATGCCGCAGATGCACCACAAAAGACCACCAGTGTGAAGTGGGACGGCAAGCCTGCTGTGATATTTGGGCGCAAGCCCGCCACAGGCGAGTTTGTGCTCACAGACGGTTCTGGCTTTGAAGCCAAAGGGTACGATGGACTTGCTACTTCACCTAAAATGATGGCACAGATACAAAGCACACGCAAAGGTGAACGTGCGGAGTTGATACAATTGTATGCTGACCTTTGGCCACAGTTAGAAGCGGCTGTGCCCACAAACTTCCGTGGCTATGTAAAAGGTGACTTGTTGTACTACCCTGAACAGCCGTGGACAGAAGAAGCTGGTAATCTTGTGTTCAAGCCCAACACAGTGCAATATCGTATACCTGCTAAGAGCGCCCTAGGTCAACGAATTCGCAACAGCACCACAGGTATTGCCATGCACACCATGTATGCTGATCAAGGTGAGCCCAAGCAACCACTCAGCAGAGTGTCGTTTAACGAAGTACCAGGATTGTTTTTGATTGAACCAATTTATGGCAAAGGAATTGCACCGCAGGATCCTGCACAATCCAAAGGTCAGACTGCACTGATCAAACAAATCAAACAAATGCGCCGAAGCAAAGGTGCTGCCATTGATACCTTGTTCAATCCTGGCGAACTGCGAGCCATGCAAATCACAGACTTGGCCAAACTGTGCGTGGACTACATTAATTTTAGAATTGGATCAGGAAACTTTGACAACTTGTTGGCAGGGTTTGGTGAATGGTTGCAATCCAAAGTCACCCCAAGAAAATTTGCCAACATTATAGAATATCTAAAATCGCCTGCATCAAACACAGAAGGCCTGGCCGCTGCATTTACCCTGTTTATTCTGCTACACGATTTAAAGCTGGACATCTTGCGTAACTTGGATTTGAAAGATCCTGGGCACGAAGGTTGGGTTATGGCCACGCCAGCAGGCTATGCCAAAGCAGTAAATCGCTTTGATTTCACTGCTAGAAATCGTGCCCAAAACAATCCGCAACAGGCGTAATTTTTACCAAAAGGCTAAATAAAAGCAGGTCCACAAGGACCACTAACTTAAAGGAAATTTATCATGGCTTATATTACCCCCGTAAATGGTGATGCACAACCGGTATTTGCACTAGACGTACAAAACGGTCCAATCGCTGCTTCTACAAGCACCACTGGCGCTACTGCTACAGTTCAACCAGCTGGTCCTAAACTGGACTTTGTTCGCTTGGTTGCTAACAACAGCATGGCTACTCAGTCTGGTGTTCAGGAATACGTTGCTAACGTTATTCAAGCTCTGCAACAAACTTGCACAGTGGCTATGTACCAAGTTGATACAACTGCTTTGTCAGTTGCATACTACCCAACTGGTGCTTTTGCTAACGCCGCTACAGCTTTGGCTGCTGCCAACATTACCTTCACTGGTTATCAGTTGGACAGCGCAACAGCTAACGGTTTCAAGCTGGCTGCTTAATTTTTAGACTTGTTCTAAACCACCCCGGGATTAAAAACTCCGGGGTATTTTTTTGCCGTAAATATCACACGATGAAGTATATGTGCAAAACCCTCTTTGACTGCTCGCCCACTGGGATCACTGGGCATTTTCGCATAGGTCAAATCCCATTTGATGATCAAGTTGGTCAAGCAATCAACAACGTCAATGACTGGAACAGAGCAAGAAATCAACAGCGAAACTTTGAAACACTGATTCAAATAATCAGTCTGCGCAGTCAACCAGAGCGCATTCAGGCACCGCGCTGTAACAAAGGTGTGTGGAGTTTTAGCTTTGAAGTTGAAGCTGAAAGCACATTTGGCATTTCAGGAAATCATGATCCTTTTGCGGCACTGCATCAAGACTGCAACGGAGTGCCCATGCTAACTGGGCTAGACGAGCAGGAAGTTGTGGAAACAGTACTGCGTCCTGACCAGAACATTTGGTTTGAAACGGTAAATAACTGATTATGGCAGACACCACCGACATTGAAAAGAAAAGTCTCGAAGCCCACGTTGAACTGTGTGCCGAGCGATACAAAGCCCTGGAACTGCAAATCAGTTCAGTGCAAAAAGACATCGACGATGTCAAAGCAGTGGTCAAAGAAGTGCATGAAATTGTGCATACCATGTCTGAAAAACGCAACAATCAATTGATTTCTTGGGGCCTGGGAATCATAACATTTTTAGCTGGCACAGTAGGCTGGCTAGTCTCGCACTACGTACTCAAATGACTCGAGAACAAAAACTTGAACGCTGGGCCGAGCGTGAAATGCGCCACAGTATTGACAAAATGATTTTGGATGATAACTCAGGTGGTTGGGTTGTGTTTGGAAAATATCACATCACACCAGAGCAGCAAGTGTTTAATGTTTGGCATTATGCAAACTTTGTGGGATCCTTTGGTAGCAAACGATCAGCAATTTCTTGGTGCATAGCCGATAAAAACAACCAAGCTTCATTGTCGCAACAGATCAAAGTGTTGGACTTTAAAAAACAATTCT